AGTGATTCATTGCTCTTGATTTATCCAAGTAATAACTTGGGTAATCTCTACCATTCCAATCACTTTCCCATACGGAGTATACTTTTATCTGATTCATTTTATTTTTATTTAATTAATATTAGTGCTACGATTATTAGTGCATTAACGATGAGGTTAATTACCCCAATCGCTAATGCTATTCTACTTGTCTTGCTATTTCTTCTCATTGTAATCTTTTAAATGGTCAACTCTTAGCATCTCTCTTGTGTCAAGTATCTTTACTGCCTGACTGAAGTCATCAACCCTATTCAACTTTAACTTAAACTCATCTGCTATTAGCTTTAAGTCTTCGATTACATCTGATAATTTTCTTCTTGGTATTATTCCGTTTATATCACTCATTTGATTTGTATTTGTGTGTCTTTGAAGACACTGATTAATAATTATTTTATTTGTGTTTCTCCGATTATCTTATGACCTTGCTTGTGCATATAGTTCCACCAATTTTCAAAGTGTCTATTGTCGTTAAAGGTTTTCTCAAAACTTGAGTAGTTACCATACTTACTTTTGAAGTCTATCTTGTATGTAACTTGGTCTTTCAATTTATCTTTCCAATCTTTCATAACTCTATTTGTTTTTAATGTATTCAATTAATAAGTCTTCTGCTTCATTCATATTGTCAATGTAGATGTTGCCTAAATCAGCATCTATTCTACCTTGCTGAATGTCTTCTCTCATCCAAGTCATTGCATCCTGTAGGTTATCAATGGCAGTAGCCATTCTGATTTCTTGGTCAACCTGTTGAGGTTCTGCTTCAATGAAGTCTGTCTTTAATGCTTGGTGTTTACCTATACAACCTATTGCGACTGTACAAACTAAAAGGATACTTGGTAAATGTTTCATAATTTTTTGCTTTGTGTGTCTTTGAAGACACTGATTAGTAATTGTTTCTACCACCAAATCCTCACTCCGTTTCTGAAGTGAGGTATCTGTGGTTTAGTTATGGTTTAGATTGCTCTGTAACCATTTCTGTTGAGGTCTCTGTCGTAGTAGGTCTCAGCATCAAGGTTCCTGTGGATGTCAACAAACTCAATAACTTGTCTGTTGATTTTCTTGTCCTTAATCATTTTAGAGAATGCTTTCCCTAAGTCAAGAATCTCATTTGTCTTGTCCATATCGCCACTATACATAGACTTGATGATTGGTGTAACTTTCTTAAGGAAAGATGCTACAGAGCCATTTGGCTTATTGATTGAGAAGTCAAGTAACTCATAGAATAACTCATATCTTCTCATCATTTGCTTAACTGATTGGAACCTTGAAACAAGTCTAAACTCAACGCAGTTACCTTTCACTAAAGCAGTAGCAAATTTGTGAGAATGGTATTCGTGAACCACATCAACAAGGTCAGTATTCTCAAGAAACAGGTTTCTCTTGCAGTAGTAGTTTTGAAGTCTCTTTCTGAATAGAGCAAAGATAATTCCACTATTTACTCTGATTGCTTCAAGCAATTCTTGACCTGTCATCCCCTCACAAGCTATTGTGATATGACCACCACATCTCATATCTGATGGACTTGAAGAATCCTCAATAATTCTCTTAGCATCGTGCATCATAGAGAATACTTTGTTTCTCCATTGTCCTGATGGTAGCAATGGTAAGATGTTAGTCACTGCTTCAAATCCACAAGAAGAATCTCTCTCGAATCCACAGAACAATGGATACTGCTTAACTGCTCCTCTTGAAAGTCTGTTCTTCTCAACTTCAAATCCGATAGTAAATTTAGAGTCATAATCCCCATTCCCCAAGTCAATAAGGTTCCTCTTGCTTGGACTTTTCAAGTTAGCAATATCTGAAGACTTTGCTCCTTTTGATAAATCTCTTGGCGATGGCTTTCTGTGGTATCCTTGAACCATTCCTCTCTCTCTGTTGTCATCGTTAACGTAAGTTAATCCTGTCTCTGTCGCTGTATTGAATCTTGTGTTTTCCATATCTTTTTTTGGTTTTGAGTAGTGTCTTTGAAGACACTACCCTGTTATTAATTTAATTTATCCGTTAATTGCATTTTGTAAGAAAGTGATTGCATTAGCTACTTCCTCAAGGTTATTACCTGAAACATTACCATCCTCATCAATTCTGATTGACAGGTTATTGCCATCAGGATTTTTGTAGGTCATCACAAACAGGTAATTTGTTCTTTCCTGTTCTACAGATGCTGACTCAATTGCTTCATTCTCTGCTTCAGTGATTTCTTCCTCTGTAGCATCCTCTGATACTTCAAGGTTATCAAGGTCAATATCTCTTGAAAACTCAAGTAAACCTGCAATACTTCTGTTAGCATCTGTTCCAATCTCATCGCATTTTCTGTTGAAAGCATCAACTATTCTCTCATCAAGATTAGATACTTTGATTAGCTTGTAGAAGAATGACTTCTGATAACCGAATACTTTCTTACCGAAGTCTTCCTTATTCCATTCTATTCCCTCTTCTCTTAAAGCATCTTTACCATCCTCTGACTCGAACCATTCTACGGCTGACTTGATTAAAGCAGTCAACTTCATCGTATGGTTAAACTTGGACTTGTGTGCATTGTTAATGTTCCTCTGTGTACGTTTTACTTCAGTAAGGTTTAACGCATCTTTTACCTGTGGTAAATTCAAAAAATTCTGTTCAATCGTTAATAAACTCATAATAATTTAATTTAATTTAGTTAATAATAGTGTTAAATGATTGATAATCAAGCAGTTATGTGTTTTATGTGTCTCTTTCTCTCTCATTGTTGGTACAAATTTAGTCTAATTATTTAATAATACTAATGTTTTGACAAAAAAGTTTCAATCAATGTGCATTTTTTTTCTATTACTCCTGTAAATACTACGAATTGTTTTAGGTTCTTTTTTTTCGTTGAGAGGTTAACGCAAGTCTTTGCTTGTGTAAATAGTTTAACAAGTATTAGTTTAATACGTTAGTGTCTTCAAGGACACAGGGAACAGGGGAAGGATACAGGGAACAGGGGAAGGAACGAGGGAACAACAACAGGAACAACAACAGGACAACAGGAGCAGAGGTCAACAGGTCAACAGGTAGACAGGATGCCTGTAGAAAAAAGCTAAAAAAATCTGATGAGGTCAGTGAAAAGGTACCCCCACCCCCTCAAAAAAAAATCGGTTTCGGTAGGGGTCCGGTCAGCGTGGCACGGCATAGAACCCAAACAGTATAGGTATCTAATAATTTTTGTATATTTGTAATACTAAACAGAATTGCTATGAAGATGAAATTTAAAAGTATGGGAGGACTTGACGTTAAGAACGGAAGACTCGTAAACGATAGAGAACCCGGTGTATCAGGAATTGAACGTGCAGCACGAATCAGAAAAACTATGCATAGAGCTAAGAAAGTTGATATGATTGCTGATGGGATTGAACTTGCAGAGGGTAGAAAAAACTTCTATAGATTGTAGTTGATTTAATTTTAGTTGATTGTATGTGGGGAAAGGGGAACTAAGGTTCCTCTTTTTTTTTACCTATATGTTTATTTTCGACACAGTGATGTTAGTTTTAGTGTTAATTTATTTTTTATAACTTATTGATTATCAGTCTATTATTTCTTTAATGTTGATTATGTTAAAAATATTCTATCATAGATAGTAATATAATAAAGTAGTAGTAGTAGTAGTAGTAGTATAGAGAGGGCGAAAAGCAACATTCCAACATTTAGACAAGAATTATAAAAGTTCTTTTATAGGTAATAGTATACCTTTAGATGTTTGATTATCTCCACCAAGTACATCACGATTAGTACCTATATACTTTCTGCATCTTGATTTGAGGACTGAGGTTTTAATAAAGTGAAATGATTCGTTGAATACAATGCAATAGTAATCTGCTTGTGAGGTACTGATACCACTCGGTTTGTTTCGGCTATAGTATTCTATAAAAACATTACCGGTCTTGATTGCTCTTAGGTCTGTCTTAACTTCAATAGTTTTATTACTAAGTAAGTTACCTAACTCTTTTTCTTCAAGCTGACCGACACATAGGTCAAACTTAAAATCAGAATTGTAATCCATAAACCAAAGTTAAACTATATTTTATTATCTTTGTTTAAAATCAAATTAAATCACATATGTCAAATTTAGGTTACACACCAAAGAACTTAATGTTCGATGAGGAAGGTAGGGATAAGCTCTACAAGGGAATAGAAAAAATATCATCAGCAGTTAAGTCTACATTAGGACCGGAAGGTCAAACAGTCTTAATAGAATCCAATGAACACACACACGGAATGACAGTTACCAAAGATGGAGTAACAGTTGCCAAAGCCGTTTCACTATTGGACCCAACAGAACACTTAGCAGTAAACATTATGAAGAGGGCAGCCGACAAGACTGCAACCGAAGCAGGAGATGGAACGACAACTGCAATAGTTCTCACAGAAGCGTTAGTCAACGCAGGAAAAGATTTAGACAAGAATAAGACACAGATACTTAGAGGACTCAAGTATGAGTCAGAGAAGATAGTTGATAGTCTTAAGAAGAAGTCAACCAAAGTAACAAACAAGAAGCTTAAGGATGTAGCAACCATCTCAGCCAACAACGATGCAGAGCTTGGAAAGATAATAGCAGATGTATACAAGGCAGTCGGTAAAGATGGTATAGTTGCAGTAGACAGGTCACAAAGTTCTGAGACTTACTTTGAGTCTACTACAGGATTAAAGATAGATAGAGGATATGAGTCTCCACTATTTGTCAATGACCAAAAGAAGGATGAGTGTGTATTAGAAGATGCTTACGTTCTTGTAAGTGATGCACCGATTGAGAACATCCTAAATATAGAAAACGTATTGAAACCTGTGATACAGGATAACAAGAGATTATTAATTATCGCACCTGTAGAAAGGAATGTAGTAAATACATTAGCAGCGAATGTAATGAAGAACAACCTAAAGATATGTGTAATAGGTCCACCTTCATTCGGATACAAGCAACACGAGTTGATGCAAGATATCGCAGTTAGTGTAGGAGCAACATACTTTAGTGAGAAGACAGGAGATGATTTGAGCTTGATGACAACTGATGATTTGGGTCATTGTGCTAAGTTGATAGTTAGTCGTGACTCAACTGTTGTCATCAAAGATGAAGAGAACAAAAACTCTACAGAGATATCTAAAAGAGTTTCTGAGCTAAAGAAAGCTCAAGACAATTCTAATAGTAAAGAAGACAAAGAGTTTATATCAAAAAGGATTGCATCTTTGAATGGAGGTATTGGAGTTATATATGTTGGTGGTAAAACTGACTTAGAACAAAAAGAACTTTACGATAGAGTGGATGATGCAGTATGTGCAGTGAAGTCTGCTTTGGAAGAAGGTATACTACCCGGTGGTGGAGTTGCATTATATAAGTTAGCAAAAGATATACCTGCTGATACACCTGCAAAAAAAATTTTAAAAGAAGCTTTACAAGCTCCTTTAAAACAAATATGGTTGAACGCAGGAATACAAGAGGAACCTCATACCATCAAAGATAGATACGCAGACTTTGCTTGGGGTATGAATGTAAAGACTCAGGAGTATGGAGACTTATATGAGATGGGAATTATAGACCCATTGAAAGTAACAAGGTCTGCATTACAGAATGCAATCTCGGTTGCAATTACTTTATTATCTACTAACGCTATTATAACAATGGCAAGAACATATGAAGATAAGTAAATGAGTGATGTAGATAAAATACCATTTGAGTATATTACTATGTTATGTAAACTTTACCCTAACGACCAAGAGTTAGGTAAACAAATAAGAAAGAGATACAATGAAGCCAATTGGGAAATACATTTTGATAAGTCAAATCAAAGAAGAAATCAAGACTGATTCAGGTCTACTGCTTTCAGCTAAAGATGCTCAAGACATCCGATACAAGAAAGGTATCGTGGTTGTACCGGGTACTGATGTGAAAAGAATAATGAAAGATGATACCATCTATTATGATTCAAGAGCAGGTTACACTATGGTAATTAAAGGAGAACAATACACAGTCATCACTGAGAACGATGTTGTTGTTGTCGAATAGATTGATTTAATTTTTTGATATAGTTTCTATGTACCTTATTGGTATAAGAAACATCAGCTAAGAATTGAGGGTTAGAGGATTTACTTTCAGGTATCTCTTCTCCCTCTAATTTTTTATATACACTTGTCAACATTCTTTGTGCCTTGTACGATAATTGGTACAACACTCTTCTATTACCTGTCTTCTTTCTAAAGACATCAATCCAACCTTCCTGTCTTAATCTTTCAAACCTATTCTTTTCCCAATGGAATAGTTCGTTAAACTCATCGAAGTCTCCTTTGCTAAAGTATTTTTCAGAACGCAGAAACAATAACATCTCTAAGTCTGCAGTAGATATATCATATTTAGTTTTTACAAACTGTTTGACCACCTTCCAATATTTCAAGTAATTATGCATTATATTAAATTTCGTACCTTTGTATCAAAGGTAATTAAAAATAAAGTTATGAGCTGCGAAGGATTAAAAGGAGATGCTTTAAAGAAGTGTCAAGAAAAAAATAAAGCAAGACCAAATCAACAAAAGGATGAGAACAAGTATGAGAAAGGTTCGGCTAAAGTTTCTTTGGCAGACCTCAACGAAATTACTTTTAAAAATGCTCAAGCACAGAAATTAATTCAATTAGCTAAAGAGAAAGAAAGGGCAGCTAACCAACCTGACACAACTAATAAACCAACAAGAGCAAAGCTTCTACAGTTTGGTGGAAATAGATTAGGTGGTAGTAGAATGAAATTACATAGAAAGAAAAACAATAGAAGTACATAGTTATGCCGAAAGATGCTTGTTATAAAAAAGTAATGAAGAGCTATGGCAAGTGGTCAGCTCGTGCAGCACAAGCAACGGCTAAGTGCAGAAAAAAGAAAGGGAAAGTTAAGAAGTCTAAAGCAGGTTCCAATCTAAAGAGATGGACTAAAGAAAAATGGATTGACACTCGAACAGGAAAACCTTGTGGCACAGGAGGTAAAAGTGAATACTGTAGACCATCAAAGAGAGTGTCTTCAAAGACACCGGCAACAAAATCTGAATTATCAAAATCTACTTTAAAAAAGAAACAAAGAGAAAAAGCAAGAATTGGTAAACAAGGTGCAGGTGGTAAAAAAGTATCTGCCATAAGAAGAAAAAAGAAATGATGGAACAGAAAATTAGTATAGCAGTCGTAGTTAAAGTAATCGTGTTTGTGTGTTCAATACTTGGTGTATGGTACAACACTAAATATCAGGTTGACTCATTAAACGAAAAGGTGTATGACTTAAAATCTCAAAGTAAAAATTTTAACATTGAGGTTATAAAGAATGATGTTAAGTATAATAGAATACACATTGACAAGTTAGAGAAGGAACTTGAAAAGAAAAAAAATAAAAACTAATATATGGCAGTCAGCAAAAAGAATATGAAGTGTAATGTCGTAAGACCAAGCACAAGACCGGGAAAGAAGAAAATGGTAAAAGCTTGTGAAGGTGGTAAAGAAAAACTAATTCACTTTGGAGCTAAAGGGTATGGTCACAATTATTCTAAAGCTGCAAGGAAATCTTTTAAAGCAAGACATAAATGTGGTACTGCTAAAAGCAAATTGACTGCAAGATATTGGTCTTGTAAAAAGTTATGGGCAGGTAAAGGTGGCTCAACTGCATCCTCTCCAAAAAATAGGAAAGGAAAATATTAGTATATTTGTATAAACAAAACTCGTTACGTTATGAAAAATTTAGCAACTCCGGCATCCCCAACACCATCCCCAACACCTATGAGTGGAGTAGGTAAAGCTGCTGCAATAGGTGGATTAATCTTAGGTGGTATGCAATTACTTAAAGGTAGAAACAAAGGTGGTAGTGGTAAGACTGTAAGAGTTGGAAATAAAACAATAGGGTAATGGGAATAAAACTAAATAAAGGATATAAAGCGAAAAATATGGCTCCAAAGAGAGACCTTATGCATCCCTTTAGTCCTTCAACAAATCAATCTTTTGAAGACTTTCATAAGATTAAAAAGAAACCGAAAAACAATTTATTAAAAATTTTAAAAAGAAAGTAATGGCAAAATACGGAAAAGGATATAACGCAAGATTAGATGATTCTTTAGGTGCGAGAAACGGAAAGAAATCACAATCACTTAAGTCAAGAAGACACGAGTCTGAAGGTATGGAGAAAGCAATGGGTAAAAGAAAATACTCTGCTGACAAATCAATGGCATACCACTGTAACAACCTTAAGGTTACTAAACATAGTTTCTAATGGGAAAGTGGTTAGTAAAAGTAGGACTAAAGCTTCAAGCTTGGTGGAAGAAGTTCTGTTGTAGTTATAACAGAATCGTATCTTTGTTTTTAATTAATGTAAGTGATGACTGTCCTTACAGAATTTGTAAATGTAAATCTTAATACAATGGCACACGCACATATGAGAAAGAAACCAAAAGGTTTAGGTTCAGCTATAGAGAGAGTGACTGAAGCTACAGGAATTAAAAAAGTTGTAGAAGCAGGAGCAAAAGCTTTAGGTAAAGATGATTGTGGGTGCAAAAAACGAAGAGATTTCTTGGACAACCCTAACTTGGCAGTCAATAAAATATTCTACAAAGGAGATAAAAAATAAAAAATGAGTTATAATAAACTACAAGGATTTCAAGCATTAGAAGTATATAAGTCAGACAACGCTAACGTACCATATGCTGAAGAAGTTGTAACAGGAGAAGCTTCAGCTACTGTAACAGATAAGTTAAAAATAGAAACACAAGTTGATTCGGGTACTACTTCAAGTACAGTTGCTTTTAAATTAGTGGATTCAGGTCAAAACTTTTTAACCACAGTAAAGAAAGGTTACAAGGTTAAGATGACATCAGGAACAACAGGAGAAGCAATTGTAACTTCAGTCGAAGATAATGACACTTTATCTTTAGATAAAGATGTTGCAGTAACAGGTCAGACCTATGTTATTGAAAGCGAAGAAGGTTTTATTACTAAAAGAGTAATGATTGGAGATATCGTTTACAATACAACTGATGGTAAAGCAGCAACTGTAATATTAGTTGATGATGATGAAACTTTAACGCTTAATGCCAATATAATGGCATCAGGAGAAGAGTTCATTATATATAGTGCATCTCCACAAAAGGGAGTTCAAGATGCAAACAACGGATGCGTTCTTTATCTTGGAGATACTGATGGAAATTTAAAAGTAACAACTGTTGCCGGAAACGTAGTTGAATTTAAAGGATTAAAAGCAGGAGCTTTTTTCCCGGTTCAAATTGTTAAGGTTCACGAAACAGGAACAAGTTTAACCAACATAGTAGCACTTTGGTAATATGTCAATAGCAATAACTATAAGAATATAATGCAAGAGTATATAAGCGACATCACTCATAGTGAGATATTCGTTGAGTATACAGTAACCTCAACTCTAATTGAAGAAAAAGATATTGAATACGAATATGTAGAAAATGAGTGAATGGATGTCAGATATAAAATTATACTTACTTAATGCAAGTGCTCTTGCGTTGTCAATGACTAACCTTGAAGTTATCTTTAAGATTTTGTTACTTGTTATATCTATTGGATACACATTGAATAAATGGGTGTTACTTCGAGATAATAAAAAACAAAATAAAGATGAAGGAGATTAAAAGATTAATTGTACACTGTTCTGCAACAAGAGAGAATCAGCATATAGATATAGAAACAATAAGAAAATGGCACGTTGATGGTCGTGGGTGGTCAGATGTGGGGTACCATTATGTTATATATTTAGATGGAACTATCGCTAAAGGAAGAGCAGATAATAGGCAAGGTGCTCATTGTTTAAAAAGCAATCCATTCAGTTTAGGAATATGTTATATCGGTGGAGTTGAAACTGATGGTAAAACACCTAAAGACACAAGAACTGAAGCTCAAAAAGAATCATTAAACCATTTATTACACACATTGAAAGCTATGCATCCTGAAGCTATTATTCACGGACATAGAGATTTCGCTGCAAAAGCGTGTCCAAGTTTCGATGCAACTTCAGAATATAAACCAATAAGCAATAAATATGAAGATGAAAGCAGGGATGAAGATACTTGAATTTCTCGGAGGTGGTTTCGTAGGAGACTTAATGGGTGGCTTAGACAAGCTATTTACTTCCAAAGAAGACAAAATAAAAGCTAAAGCAATAATAAAAGACATAACGTCTAAAAAAGAATTAGCACTACAACAAATGCAAACCAATATTATCTTAGCAGAAGCTAAAGGTAATTGGTTACAAAGAAGTTGGAGACCTATCTTAATGTTAGCGTTTGGATTCATAGTCATCTATTGTAAATTCATTGGACCATTGTTTGACTTAAGGATTCCTGAATTAGAAACAGAGTTTTGGAATTTACTACAGTTAGGTATTGGTGGTTATGTAATTGGAAGGACAGGAGAAAAAATGATGAAATCATATTCAGATAGTAAGAAGGAAGAAAAATAAACCTTCAAACAAATTTACTATCTTTGTAAGTAAATTAAATTAAATAAAAATGGCAAACAAAAAATTAACACAAGAAGAATTAACGCAGATTCAAGGAATGTTAAATGAATTTAACAATATGAAGATGCAGCTTGGAGATGCAGAACTAACTAAGCAAACTATTGTTAGAAAGATTGATAAACTCCAAGCAGAGTATATTAAGTTAGAGAATGAGTTATCTGATAAGTATGGTAGAGACTCTCGAATTAATGTACAGACAGGAGAAATTGAAGCTATTCCTAAAGAGGAAGAGTCTAAAGCTCCTGAAGAAGTTTTAGAAAAATAATAAAAATTTTAAGAGATGGCTAAGATAGCAACATATGCAATAGATTCCAATGTCCAATTAACCGATATGGTTATTGGAACTGATGTGGGAGACAATAATATAACTAAGAATTATAGAATAAGCGACATTGTTGCTTTAGCATCATCAGGAGGTTCATCCGGTGTAGCTTCAGTTAGAAAATTAGGAGAAGTAGCCGGGTTAAACGGAAATGTAAACTTTGAAGGTGGTACAGGAATTAGTATTGCTCAATCTGCTGAAGGAGCAGCTACTGCTAAATTAACTATATCTTTAGATGGTGGTGCTCCTTTAACATCTTTTATTACAGGAATTGTAGATGGTACACCTATTACTATCAACACTTTAAACAATGAGCTTTTATTTCAAGCTCAAGATGATATTGAATTATCAACGCTAACATCAGACACTATCGTTATAGGTATGTCAGACCAAAGTGGAGTAACTGCAGGTTCTTACACTAATGCAGATATTACAGTAAACCCAAGAGGTATTATAACTGCAGTATCAAATGGAACAGGTGGTGGTTCAACAGTTGTAGCTAATCCTAATGCTGATTGTACTATAACCTTAACTAAGTTAGAAGTTGACTCTACTGTTTATTGTATACCACAAGCTACACAAGTTTCAGTAACTGCTCCATTAAATAATTCAGGAACTGCTACGGCACCTGTACTTGGAATAGCTCAATCTAATACTTCTACAAATGGATTCTTGTCTGCAGGAGATTGGAATACATTTAATGGAAAACAGGATGGTATAACATTAACTACAGTAGGAACTTCAGGAACTGCAACATTTAGTAATAACACATTAAATATTCCTGACTATGGTTCAGGAAGTTCAGGAAGTGTAACATCAGTGGGTGCAACTACACCAATCACATCATCAGGTGGTACTACACCAACGATAGGTGTGCTAACGGCATCAGGTTCGCAATCAGGAGTTTTAAGTCCTGCAGATTTTAATTCTTTTGCAGCTAAACAAGGAGCAATAACTTTAACTACAACAGGAGATTCAGGTCCATCAACTTGGGATTCATCTACTGCAACATTAAACGTACCAACTTATATTGTTGGTGGTGGTGGTACTAACACAAGTACAAATGATGTAGTATGGAATGGTGGAGGTCTATACGATTATAAGTTAGAGAATTATAAAGAAATTGATTTTAAACCATTTAGTCCAACTACAGGTTCTTTTTCAGGTTGGCAATCAGAGTTAAAGTTAGATGAGAAGTTTAAGTTATCAGGTGGAACTACAAATGGAACTACCAATTGGGATGCATACATTCAAAATGCTGACTCAGGATATTTAGAACTTTGTTCAGACAACCTTAGTGATAGTACATACTCTAAGATTGTTATTAATCCTCAAGATGGTGTAAGTAATATATTTACTTGCGATGTAGAAGGAAGAATAGTTGAAGGTCTTTATCAAGGTTCTGCAACAACTAAAGGATTTTGGGCAAACTGTGATTTACAAAGATGGTACGGAAACAAAAACTTAGTTGATGCTTTTTCTGATGATGTTATTGAATCTTGGATTCCTTTTGGAGAAGATGTAGGAACTATACAATTACCTCCTAACACTACTACTAAAGAAGGTAATATAAATACTTCTCTTCAAATAGATAAAGGTAAGATTTGGTACAATGAAACCACAGGAGAAATAGGTTATGTAGATATTACTAACGCTACGAATAAGGTACAGAAACTTCAGCACTACGGAAAAAAAGATTATGTTCAATTAACTAATGTAAGTGGTACTTATACTATGGACTTACACGAGTCTACAAGTGCAATAATAGTTGGTCCACAAGCAGGTGGTGCTTTAACTTTAGCAGTACAATATCCTGAAAGTGGAGACTATGGAAACGTAATAGTTGATTTAACTGCAGCAGAAGGAGCAACAACTTTAGCTTTACCGAGTAACTCTAAAGTAGCTAACAATGGTGCAGGTGCAGTAACTTTAGCTACCGGACAAATACACACGCTTACATTTACATATTGCACATACAATTCTCCAATGTTTTATTGGACTTACGCTACTAATTACACCTAAAATTGAAACTCAATGAGTCAAGTAATAAAACAGTATTTGAATACATCAGGATTGATGAGTGCAGGTGGTGGTGTGCCACCTGTGCAAAACAAAACTGTGGATATATTTACAGGACCATTTAACAATTTCGACCCAATTTATTATGATGATAATGGACCAAACTCAACCTTTGTTCCTGCATCTCCATCAGTAGCTAATCAATATTATAAGTATTCTTGCACTCATATGATTGTAGAAGCTTATGCCGTTAATGCATCTGACTCAGGTGCAAAGACAATTACAGGAATTGATGTTTATTTTGCTCAACCTTTAGGAAATTCAAGTCCTACTTATAGTGCTAAGAATGTAGAGATATGGTGTGCTCATACCACTGAATCATTAGCAAGTGATTTTGTTAAAACAGATATGAGTCAGTCTCAAACTACATTTGATTACACAGATAGGATAAAGGTAGTTAACAAAGGGAGTTTACCTTATAGCAGTGTAGGTTGGGATACTATTAGTTTCGATACTGATTTTATTTATAATGGTACTGATAACTTAGTTTTTAGTTTTTATAATGCAGGTGTAACAACTTATTTAACAGGTAGAACAACATTTGCATATGCAGAGCAAATAGAACAGTGGTCAATGACTTATGCTTCAGACTTAGGTAGTAATCCTGTAACAAACTCATATTCAATGGATGCATTAGATTCAGGATACCAACCACCTTACTTAAACATATTATTAAAAATAAACTATTAAAATGACTTGGGAAGAATTTATACAAGCAATACAAAATACAGGAGCTATTTATATAGCAACTGATGGTGGAAGTATGGAAAACATAATTGTGTTTGATGTGTCTAATTATGCGATGTTTGTTACCTGTCAAGGAATAGGACAAGAATATAGTACGACAAGTGGTAAAACATTATTAGGATTAACTTACACAGGTTCCATTTCTAAAATGTCTTTTGAGGTATGAGTAATAGTCAAAAATATTTTTTAGGTAGTGCAGGTCAACATATTCCGGGCACTGAACAAACTATTCAAATAGGTAATACAGGAGGTGTAGATGCAAGATTTAATCCAATGTATGAGTTTTATGAATACTATTGGACAGGTCAGATATATAAAAAAGAGGACATAGGACTATCAGGACTAATTAGTAAAATGCAATTTTATAATCAACACAGTTCTGCTACACAATACACCACAAATGATTTAACAATAAAGTTAGGGCACATAACTTCAACAACATTTCCAAGTTCTGCAGTTCCGGAAAACTTTTCAACTATATCAGGAGTAACAGATTTAACTACAGTTTTTGTAGGAAGTGTCACAAGAAGTGCAGGAGTAGGTTGGACTGCAATACCTTTTGATACTGATTTTGATTACGATAATGAAAAAAATTTAATTGTTAATTTTCAATATAGAAATGGAGATTATCAATCAAGCACAGTTTCTGCTGAATGGTCATATGATTCAAGAACTTCGGCTTCAGCTTTAGAGTATTCAATGTCAAGTTACCCTACTTCAAATGGAGCAAGAAGTGGGTATGTTCCCACAACTAAAATAACTATATTTGGATAATGGTAATGATGGGACAAATAGGACAAGATGAGATAGCGTTACAAACACTTAGAGATAACCTGTATACACTCACAAATTCTGTACAAGAATGTTTATTGTATAGAGATACTTTAATAATACAATTATTAGATATTGTATATACTATAGAGAACGATGCTAAAATAAACCAATGGGTAGAAGAGTTTTGGGTGTCTGCTGAAAAGGTATATACTCCCAACTCTTATAAGTGGATTAAAAAAGAATATGCAGAAAATGGCATAGTAGGAAACGCATTTAAAGCAATTTCAGAACATTCATAATGGGAAACGCTATAAGAAAAATATCAATCGGACCTGATTACAAATCAGGAGCAATGCATTACATAGTAGGACAAGATGTTCTAAATAGCAACTATAAGATACATTTAATTAAGTTAGTTGCAGAAACTAAGTCTATTGTAATATATATACAAAAAGCAGAAGAAATAGTTATGTGGAAAGAATTTACTGCAACAGTTCCTGTGTCTATTGAATACAATATAAACTTTTAATTATGGCAAAGAAAAATAAAATACAAAGTTCTGAGGTATTAGCAGTTAACTCTAAAGCTAAAAACAAAAAGGAAGTAGTAAAAGAAAATTACAGAAGTTCTGTAAAAGATAGTCAACAAGATTCTGATGGCAAAACTTATAATATTTCTATAGAAACAAAAGAAAAAAGTAAAAAGAAGAGTAAACCAAGTGGAAAGAAAAAAAGTAAAAGTAGATTTAAAGAGGTAGTTAAAGTAAGAGATGAAGATGGGAAACTACTTGTTAAAGAAGTTAAGAAATCTACTTCAAGAAATGGTAAAACTCGTATGAATAGAAATAAATTTAGAACTACTAAAAACTATAGAAACGCAAATAATGGAGAATAATACAGAGATTAGAGCAGAGTTGTATAATATTTCAGTTAAATTAGCAACAAAAGGGTTATCCTTTATAGAAAAGTGTGAGCTTAAAGATAGAGAGCATAATCTTAAAATGAAATTAAACGGAGTCAAACCTCAAGATTCTCATATAGATTGTATAGGTTGTGGCTCATAAATTAAATTTATGAAAGCACCTTTTGCGTTTATTGTTAAACCAATAAAAAACAGAAGGTACAATAACACAAAGGAAATAGGTGGGATAGACTTTGTAGTTAGTACCTCAACAGAAGACCACAGATTCTCAAATAGAGAAGCTGAAGTGATTGAATTACCTTTAAATTATAAAGGTCCAATATCTATTGGAGATACTTTATTAGTACACCATAATGTTTTCAAGTATTATAATGATATGTACGGAAAACAAAGAAGTGGTAAAAGTTATTTTAAAGATGATTTATTTTTTATTGAACCTGACCAATACTACGCATACAAGCACAAAGATAAATGGAACGCAATAGACAGGTATTGTTTTGTTAAACCAATTCCTGTAGAAGAAAGTTATATATACAAACCTATAACTGAAGAACCTTTAGTAGGGGAAATGAAGTACCCTAATAAGTATTTAAAAAGTAAAGGTATAAATTCAGGAGATAAAGTTTGTTTTAAACCTGAGAGTGAATACGAGTTTAATATAGATGGAGAAAAGCTTTACAGAATGTTTGACCACCAAATAACTGTAGCACTATGATTTATATTGAAGATAACTTTTTAGATGAGTTTACATTTGAGAATACTTTAATGTATTTAGCAGAGGGTCAATTTAAAAAGGTAACTGCAGGAGAAAAAGATTTTTGGTGTCAATTTAGTAACGATGACTTTGATGATTACGTTATATCTAAGTTAGAGGTACTTGAAAAGAAAAACATTAAAAACATTTTTAGTTTTTTTAGAGTATCTACTAATAGAATAGATAATGATTGGAGAATACACGCAGATACTATAATAATGGGAGAGAAGCCAAATAGAGCTATAGTTCTTTATTTGTCTGATTCTTTCAAAAAAGATTTACACGGAACTGCATTTTGGGAACATACTGAAATGGGAGAAACAATGCCGGTAGATATAAGTGATGAAGAGTTTGATAAAATACTTTTAAGAGATTCTAATGATTTAGATAAATGGAATTTAAAAAGTGTTGTGGGTTATAAACCAAATAGACTTATATCCTATCCTTGTAATTACTTTCATAGTAAGTATCCTAATAAAAGTTGGAATGAAGGTAGGGTTGTTTATGTTATGTTTTATACAGTTGATTAATTTTGTATATTACATATAATAAAAATAGAAATGAAATCTAAAGAAATTAAACTAAAGATAATCGAAGCAGGTCACAGAGCAGTGGAGCAACTTATTAAAGTAGCAAAAGAAGATATCATAAAGTATGATGCCGAAGATGACTTAGCAGCAGATAGATTAAAGAATGCAGCAGCTACAAAAAAGTTAGCAATATTTGATGCATTTGAAATATTAAATAGAATTGAAGTAGAAAGAGAAGCAATTGAATCTATAGAAAAAGGAATTAGTAAGACAAGTACAAAACAGGGATTTGCAGAAAGAAGGTCAAAATAGTTTATACAGAGAACTTAAAGGTGTCGTGCCTAAGAATATTCTCACATCCAAGAATAAAGCAAAGTCTTGGAAGTATGGCTATGAACCAAAATATGATTTCATTGTAATTTCAAAAACAGGTCAGATTGGAGATTGCATTGAGATATCAGGATTAAGAATAGCATTACCACCAACTCCAAAAAAGTGTCTTCAAAGACACAAGAAACCATCAGAACAATATTGGGAACGAACTGAGATACCTAAGTCGTTAGATAAAATACAATCTATATTTCAATGGAATGAGATGTCATCTGAGTTTAAAGATACTTGGGTTGACTATATAGAAGAAGAGTTTGAAAGAAGAGAGTATGGAGTATGGTTTATGAATAATGGTAAACCAACTTATATCTCAGGTTCACACTATATGTATCTTCAATGGACATCAATTGATGTAGGATATCCTGACTATAGAGAAGCTAACAGAATACTATGGTTGCATTGGGAAGCTTGTAAAGCAGATAAAAGAAGTTTTGGTCAAGACTATTTAAAGATAAGACGTTCAGGTTTTTCTTTTATGAGTTCTTCAGAATGTATAAATACAGGAACACTTGCAAAGGATGCAAGAGTTGGAATATTATCTAAGACAGGTTCTGATGCTAAGAAAATGTTTACAGATAAAGTTGTTCCTATAAATAACAGACTACCATTTTTCTTTAAACCTATTATGGATGGTATGGATAAACCTAAAACTGAATTAGCTTTTAGGATTCCTGCAGAAAAGATTACTAAGAAGAATATGTACAATACCGAAAAGGATGAGCTATTCGGATTAGATACAACTATAGATTGGAAGAACACTGATGACAACTCGTATGATGGAGAAAAATTATTGTTATTAGTTCACGATGAGAGTGGTAAGTGGTTAAAACCAAATAATATTCTAAACAATTGGCGAGTTACTAAAACTTGTTTGAGATTAGGTAGTAAGATTATTGGTAAGTGTATGATGGGTTCTACATCCAATGCACTAAACAAAGGTGGAGAAGAGTTTAAAAAACTATATCAAGATTCCGATGTGACTAAAAGAAATGGCAACGGACAAACTAAGTCAGGTTTATATTCTTTATTTATTCCAATGGAGTGGAATATGGAAGGGTTTATAGATGTATATGGAATGCCGGTGTTTAGGACACCTGAAAGTCCTGTGCTTGGAATTGATGGAGAGCTGATACTTCAAGGTGCAATTGATTATTGGGAAGCTGAAGTTGAGTCATTAAAGAATGATGCAGATGCATTAAATGAGTTTTATAGACAGTTCCCAAGAACAGAGTCACACGCATTTAGAGATGAAAGTAAACAATCAATATTTAATCTTACTAAAATATATCAACAAATAGATTATAATGATTCTTTGATAATGGACCATCACATTACTCGTGGTACACTATCTTGGAAGAATGGAATAAAAGATACAGAGGTTATCTTTAGTCCTGATAGTAGAGGTAGGTTTAGAGTGTCTTGGACTCCAAATAAAAATTTGCAAAACAGAGTAGTAGAAAAAAGAGGAATCAAACATCCGGGTAATGAACACTTAGGAGCATTTGGTTGTGATAGTTATGATATTTCAGGAGTTGTGGGAGGAGGTGGCTCAAACGGAGCTTTACACGGAAAGACTAAATTCAATATGGATGATGCACCGAGCAATGAATTTTTCTTGGAATACATTGCACGACCTCAGACTGCTGAGATATTTTTTGAAGATGTACTTAAAGCTTGTGTATTTTATGGTATGCCAATACTAATAGAAAATAACAAGCCAAGACTTTTGTATCATTTCAAGAACAGAGGGTATAGAGGTTTCTGTATGAATAGACCTGATAAACAATATACAAAGTTATCGAAAACAGAAAGAGAATTAGGTGGAATACCAAACTCAAGTGAAGATGTGAAACAAGCACACGCATCTGCAATTGAATCTTATATAGAACAGAAGATAGGAATGGGAGATGACTTGGAGATGGGGGATATGGTATTCACAAGAACATTAGAAGATTGGGCAAAGTTTGATATTTCTAACAGAACTAAATATGATGCATCAATTAGTTCAGGGTTAGCAATTATGGCAACACAAAAGCATCTTTATTTACCTGAGAAAAAAGTATCAAAAATAAAGGTTAACTTTGCAAGGTATAGTAATAAGGGAAATTTAAGCGAAATTATTAGATGAAAAACGTAAAAATAGATATAGCATCTACAGGATTTCCAAGTCAATTTGTTTCAGACAAGGAGAAGGCAACTGAAGAATTTGGATTACAAATAGGTCAGGCGATTCAATATGAATGGTTCAGAAAGGATGGAAATAATTGTAGGTACTTTAGTCAGTGGAGAGATTTCCATAGACTTAGATTATATGCAAGAGGAGAACAACCTATTGGAAAATACAAAAATGAATTAGCAATTGATGGAGATTTATCTTATCTAAATTTAGATTGGACACCTGTTCCTATACTTCCTAAGTTTGTTGATATTGTTGTTAATGGAATGCAAGATAGGTTATTTGATGTTAACACATATGCACAGGATGCAGTGTCACAATCAAGGAGAAGTAAGTTTCAAACAATGATAGAAGGACAAATGGTTGCTAAACCTTTGTTAGAAAAAATTCAAGAGAAAACAGGAGTTGACCCTTTTACTACAAATCCTGATGAACTTCCTGAATCAGATGAAGAGCTTAAATTATATATGCAGTTGAATTATAAACCTGCTATAGAAATCGCTAACGAGGAAGCTATCAATACGTTATTTGAATCTAATAAGTACGATGATATTAGAAAGCAATTAGATTATGACCTTACTGTTGTAGGTATGTCTGTAGCTAAACACGAGTTCCAAGAAGGAGATGGTGTTAAAATAAGTTATGTTGACCCTGCTAATGTTGTTCATAGTTATACTGAAGACCCACATTTTAAAGATTGTTTTTATTGGGGAGAAATTAAAAATGTTCCAATAACTGAACTTATAAAAATAGACCCTTCATTAACAAGAGAAGATTTAGAAGAAATATCACAATACTCACAAAGTTGGTATGATTATTATAACGCAGCACAATTTTATCAGAACAGTATTTTTTACAAAGACACTGCTACTCTACTTTACTTTAACTATAAGACTACTAAGAAAGTTGTTTACAAAAGGAAAGTAAAAGATAATGGTAATGTAAGTATGATAAAAAAGGAGGACACTTTTAATCCACCTGCAGAAATGATGGAAGAAGGAAACTTTGAAAAGGTTTCTAAAACTATTGATGTGTGGTATGAAGGTGTTATGGTTATGGGAACTAATATTATGCTTCAATGGAAGATGATGGAGAATATGGTTAGACCACAATCTGCTACTCAACACGCTATTCCAAATTATGTAGCTTGTGCTCCAAGAATGTATAAAGGTAGTATTGAATCTTTAGTTAGAAGAATGATTCCTTTTGCAGACTTGATACAGATTACCCATTTAAAACTTCAACAAGTTATTTCAAGAGTAGTACCTGATGGTGTATTTATTGATGCAGATGGATTAAATGAAGTAGACTTAGGAACAGGAAATGCTTATAATCCTGAAGATGCTTTAAGGTTATACTTTCAAACAGGTTCCGTTATTGGTAGAAGTTACACACAAGATGGAGACTTCAATCAAGCAAGAACTCCAATTAGAGAACTTCAATCAAGTTCAGGAGCAGCAAAAGCACAAATGCTTATAAGTAATTATAACCATTACTTAAACCAAATTAGAACTGTAACAGGATTAAATGAAGCAAGAGATGGTAGCTCTCCTGACCCTAACTCATTAGTTGGTCTTCAGAAGTTAGCTGCTTTAAATTCTAATGTAGCAACAAGACATATATTAAATGGTAGTCTATTTATAGCTAAGAGTTTAGC